GAGGCGGCGACGGATGCGTTATCCTCTATTACTCCCAGCCTAAAGAAAGCAGCTTGGGCGGTGCGTTCAGAGACAAAAACAATAAGCTGTTTTTGGACAAATTCGGCCGTCAACTGGTGGTGTGAGGTGAGAATATGTCATATTACACAAGCAAATATAGCGGCGAAGATATAGATACGCTGCTGGATAAGATCGCTGCGTCAAATGTATCACTGGCCGCAGCCAATGTCTCACTGTCCGAAAAGGTGCAGCAGCTTGAAACCCGCATTGCGGCGTTGGAGGGAGAGGTTACAGTGTGAATTATCCTGAAATTACTTTCGATAATTGGACGCTCTCCGCGTCATGTGACGTAATTGCGCGGCAGTATGATAATAACTCTCGCGCCCTCTATGTTGTTGGCGAGCTGCCGGAGGGATACGAGTGGGACATGCTGGTGTCCGTAGAGGATAACCTCAATATCATACGCCTGTCGCCAATGGATGAGGGCATTGGCGCTGTCCTGACAGACGACCAGCTTGCATTCGGCAACGTGGCTTACACCATGCAGCTCAGAGGCACGCAAGGGGATGTTGTCCGGCACACGAACAAGATTTATCCATACATACCGGACAGCCTTTCAGGGGATGCACAGTGGCCGACGATTCCATCCGAGTTCTCCGACTATGAAAAGCGGCTGGAAGAACTGAATGACCATCCCCCGATGCCGGGCGACAATGGATTTTGGCTGATCTGGAACACGGACACACATGAATACGAAGAATCCGACGTTCCACTTCCGAGTGGTACAGGCTCGGGAAATGTATCTTCCAAAGAAATCAACGTGATAAAGGTATTAGACCTTGCGGAATATGAGGAGCTTCCTGAAAAGGACGCAAGGACACTGTACCTGATCAGGGGGTGAGGGGATGATAAGTGTCGGTGCTGATGCAATATCCCAATTGTTTATAAAGGATATGGGGATAAAAACCGCAGCAATTGGAAACGAAATCATTTATACCCGCCAGGGAGGATACTTTTACCTCGAACTGAATGCGGATGAAAAGGAGAATGAATAAATGGCAAGTTATTTTAACTTAACCCTTGACACCACGGCTCCGTCTGGCCTGACGTTAAGTATTAATGACGGAGCGCTGTACGCAACCAGTACGGCGGTCAAGCTGACGATAGGCTTATCGGATGAAGTGACCACCGGCTACCAAATGAAGATTTGGGGCATTGACGGTGTGGATGAAGAAGTGTCGGCAAGCTGGGAAACCTTTGCAAAGACAAAGAGTGTCAACCTGACAAGCGGCGACGGCTTGAAAACCGTACATATCAAGGTGCGCGACGATGTAGGCAATGAAACCGAGGAAGTATCGGACGATATTACGCTGAACACTGCGGTTCCGGTCGTAACGATTACCGGCCCTGACAAAACGAAGATTTCCAAGGTTGAGGGATTCAACAAGTCCAAGATCACCTTTACCTGTGATGTTGACTTCGCGGAATACAAGGTATGCGTTGTTCCGCAGACCAGCTCCACGCAGGATGCAGGTACGGTCATTCCCACGACCGCCGGTTCTATTAACACGAGCGGTTCAGATGGAAGCTATCCTAAGACTACGCCCATCGAAGTCACTATTACCGGCACCGACCTTGAGACTGCATCTTCTGGCGACAGCGTGAAGATCGTCAAGGTGTTTGTTAAGACCGCTGCAGGCATTTGGAGTGTAGCCTGATGGCCGCGCCTCATTTGACATTCTCCATTACGGGGGAAAAGATTTCAGCGGTTTCGGGATTTGACAAGGTAATTGTGGCTTTCCAGTCGGATATATCTTATCAAGCTTTTGAGTGCCGCGCTACGAAAGTAGACGAAGCTTGGGGCAGAGGGAAAGGGGCGCTGATCGCGTCTTTTTCCCAGACCCCAGCTAATACACAGCGGCAGTTTGATGTTTACGACGATTTCCTGCTGAAAGGCGATGGGGAATACCGGATTTCGCTTTATGCCCAAGGCGAGGACGGAAGCTGGAACGATAATTACTATTACATCCCGCAGGACAGTTCAATGTATATCTGCGCGGATGGGAAACCGTATCTTTGCATGAGGGAGTGATGACATGCCAACGACCGAAGGATATAACGGAACATTTACAGGACCACAGATTGATGAAGCGATTGCCAAAACAAAAAATGCAATAACCGCATCAAACGGCGGTGAGCTTGACATGGCGGAAAGCCTTGGAGATGGCCCCTATGTGATTGAGTTTACCGAAGAAACCTCATCCGGCGGCTCGGGCGGCATGACGGAGGAGGAAGCGGACGCAAGGTACCTCAAGCTCGCGGGCGGTACGCTGACGGGCGCGGTCGATATGGGCGGCAACGCTGTGACCAATCTGCCCGCGCCGGTAAATGACGGCGACGCGGCGAGAAAGGCTGATGTGGAAGCGGTAGCCAACAACCTGACGGCGCACACGGGTGATACCAATAACCCGCATGCTGTGACAGCGGCGCAGGTTGGCGCGCTTCCGCTTTCTGGCGGGGTAATGACAGGGCCGATTACAGGCATTGTGACACCGACAGCGAGTGACATGCCTGCGTCAAAGAGGTATGTGGACAGCAAAACCGGAAGTGCAGCGAACATTGTTTATTCTTATGATCTTCCAACGGGCGAAAAACTTCAAATGGACTTAAATTCAATCAAAGGAAAGGTATACAGTTTATACCAAATATTTGCGTATACTCTGGCCGATGGTAACCTGAGTTGTGGATTTTTTTGGTGGTTCACAAATCAAAATGGAACAAATCCGTATTTTGTATATCTATACAGGGGTTCGTCGCTCGGGATTGCAGCAAGCACTCCCAATATTACAGTAGCCAACAACACAGGCAGTCAGGTAAAGGTTGTTGTGAAAGAAGTATACGATTATGTCTGAAACGACGAAAGGAGGGGATAACTTGGCAATCAAAGTAAACGGAAAGCTGGTCGCCGGACTTGGCAAAAGCGCGTATGAGCAGGCGCAGGAGGGCGGCTATACCGGAACGGAGGAAGAGTTCATTTCCGCGCTGGCGAATATCGGCAGCAATCCAACAGCAGAGGGTTTGCCGGTGAATGACGTTCGCACCGGCACCGTGCGGGATGGCCAGAGTATCGCGGCGGGGGATGTGGTGAATGTTCAGAACGGAGAGGTCTACCGCGACGTTGTGGCGCAGAAGAATGTGGAGAATGTGATAAAATCCGGAGTAGCGACAACCGGAACAGCGTTATGCAAATTGTCGTTACAACATAGCGTTTTACTAATAATAGCA